GCGTTAGTCGAGTAACGCCGGACGCTGACGGGGTGAAAGTTGTCGACGCTTTCCGGGTTGAATCCTACGCTGAAGTTATTGATGCAAAATTCCGCTACCCGTTAACGGCCATGCTTTACGTTGAGTTCGATAGCGACCTGCTCCAAAATCAGATCCCTACTATCTCACTCAAAAAGAAATGGAAGATTATTCAGGTTCCGAGAAACTACGATCCGATTAATCGCACGTACTCCGGAACGTGGGACGGTGTTTTCAAGTGAGCGTGGAGCAATAACCCGGCCTGGGTTCTTTATGATCTGATCATGAATCAGCGCTATGGTTTAGACCAGCGTGAGTTAGGAATCCCGGTTGATAAGTGGTCGCTGTATGAGGTGGCGCAATATTGTGATGAACTTGTTCCTGACAATCGCGGCGGGATGGAACCGCGCTATTTGATGGATGTAGTTGTTCAGTCGCAGGTTGAGGCGTTCCAGTTGGTAAGGGATATTTGTTCCGCGTTCCGTGGAATGACGTTCTACAACGGTGAAAGCCTATCGATTATCGTCGATAAGCCGCGCGATCCTGTGTACCTGTTTACGGCTGATAACGTCGTTGATGGCGTTTTCGTTAGGACGTTCCCAAGCGAAAAGACGATGTATACGTCGTGCAACGTCATGTTCGACGACGAAGAAAACCAGTACGAACAGGATGTTGAACCAGTATTCAACCCTGACGCAGCCATGCGGTTCGGCCACAACCCGACCAGCATTACAGCGATCGGATGCACCAGAAGGACGGAGGCGAACCGCCGTGGGCGTTGGATTCTGCAAACGAACCTAAGCGCCACAACCGTTTCGTTTTCTACTGGTCTGGAAGGTATGATTCCTTCTTGCGGCGATGTAATTTACGTGGGAGGTCCGCACCGGCAATCGGCCTTTAACCTGGTGCTATCAGGCCGCGTTATGGAGGTGTCTGGCGTGCAGGTGTTCCTGGCCTACCGCTGCGACGCGAAGGCTGGCGACACTCTGATCCTTAATACCGACGACGGAAAGCCTGTGCGCCGCACAATCGCCAGCGTTTCGGCGGACGGTAAAACCCTAACGCTAAACGTGGGATTTAATTTTGACGTTGCGCCGGACAGCGTATTCCTGATCGAGAGCGATCAGCTTGCAGCGGAACAGTATGTAGTAACCCGGATTGAAAAGGGTAGTGATGACGACGAATTCACCTTTGCCATCACGGCTACGCAGTACAACCCGAACAAGTATGACGCGATCGACAACGGAGTAATTACCGATAGCCGACCAACTTCGGGTGTCGACCCGGAGTCAATGGGCGCTCCGAAAGACTTAACGATTAGCTCGTTTTCTCGCATTGTTCAGGGAATGATCGTCGACACGATGGTGATCGGCTGGTCTGCCGTGCAGTATGCAAAACTGTACGAGGTGCAATGGCGCAAGGATGGCGGTAACTGGAACAACGTCCCGCGCACCGCGACAACGCAGGTTGATATCGAAGGCATCTATGCTGGCGAGTATCAGGCCCGCGTGAGGTGCATTAGCGGCGGGAATGTAGCTTCTCCGTGGTCTGCGTTGGCAACCGCCACACTGACCGGGAAAGTCGGAGCGCCAAAAGGCCCGATTAACCTGTTTGCGTCGGACGATGAGATCTTTGGCATTCGCGTTAAGTGGGCCATGCCTGAAGGTGCGGAAGACACGGCATACATTGAACTTTACCAGTCGCAAAGCGGAACCGATCAGGATGCAAGCCTGCTTACCCTGATTCCTTACCCGGCCTCTGAATACTGGCATTCAATTTTGCCCGCTGGCTACGTGAACTTCTACAAAGCCAGAAGTGTAGACCGTATCGGCAACGTTTCAGCATGGACTGATTACGCTCGCGGCATGTCGTCTACTGACGTTAACGCCATCACGGATGTGATCCTGGATGAGATCCTCGACAGCGACGCGATGAAAGAACTTCATGAGAGTGCGCAGGATAGCGCGGCAAAACTCAATGAATACGCGAACAGTATCATTCAAAACGCATTAGCGAATGATGGCGATGTTAGAATAATGAGAAAGGAGAATGGCAAGAGGAAAGCTGAAATTAAACGCGCAGAAGTTCTCATAGCAAATGAGACGGAAGCCAGGGTGCAGCAGGTTAACCAGATCTCGGCAGAGTTCAACGAAAACCTCAATGCTGGATTAACTCAAGTTAACGAGGCACTAGCCAATGAAACTGAGGCGCGCGTTACTTCCGAGGAGGCTCTATCAGCAAGGATTGGCCAGAACTCCGCAGCGCTAGATCAGAAACTCGACTCATGGGCTGACGTTAATGGAGTTGGCTCCATGTATACAATGAAGCTATGACTGTCGTACAACGGGCAGGAATACACTTCCGGGATGGCTCTACAACTTGCCGCGCAAGGTGACAACGTTGTTTCTCAAGTTCTGTTTATTGCTGATAGATTCGCTATCATCCGAAATGCGGAGTCTGGAGCGTACACTTTGCCGTTTGTTGTGCAGAATGACCAGGTTTTCATGAATAACGCGCTCATTCAGGATGGTTCGATTACCAACGCGAAGATCGGCAACCTTATTCAGTCCAACAACTATGTTTCAGGTAGTCGAGGATGGTCAATAGACAAAAACGGGAATGCTGAGTTCAGCGGCGTAACTGTAAGGGGGCACATTGAGGCTGATAGCGGTTCATTTCATGGCACCATCGACGCAACCGACGGGATATTCCGCGGCTCGGTTGAAGCAAATAGTTTTGTGGGAGATATCGCGGCAATGGGGCCATTCCCGACGAGAGTTGGGTCGGCATGGAAATCACGCGTCGTGCACCATGATTCAAGTGAAAAAGGAGGGAAAAACTACGCAATTCTCGGACTAATTCGCTGGGATGCTGGCGACAAGACTGGCTCGGTTATCGTTGAGTGTTATGTTAATGGCGTAAGGGTATCTTCTCAAACGTATAATGGCAGAGATGCAGGGGAATCAACACGTGCTCGCCTAACTGCTGTAGGTGTTGCGACGGGCATCAACACGAAGGATACTTTGGTTGAGATTGTCGTAAGTGGGACTGGCACCAGCACCCTTGAGGCTGGTTACTGCATTATGTCTCGAGGCTCCGGATCGTGGAAGGTGGTAGCATAAAGCAATTCACCACCACGCTCTTGGTGATATTATTTTATCAGAGAGAGGGCATACATATCGGCGTACAGAAAAGGAAATAGAATAGTAGTCTAGTGACAAAAGCGCCCGGCTGGGCGCTTTATTTTAATGTGAATAATAGATGTGGAAAAGGGGCCGAATGGCCCCTTTTTCTTATGTTGTATTGATATACTTATATTTCATATCGCAAAAATGTGATGTTTTTTTCGTCAACTCCTGTTTTTTCGGCCTGCGCTAACCGTTGCAGGCCATAGCTGGTGTGAATCGTTACATATGCCATTATTGTGGCCTCATGTTTCGCAATTATCCCCCGCAAAAAGCGGGGCATTATAAATAGTTAAAACTATTCTTTAATGCAGTTTCAGCCTGAACCAATAAATTATCTAATCCGTTATGGTTGAAAGAATACGTGATAATTCCCTCACCAATATCATCAGATTTTACGCTGAACTGCACTTCCGCAACCCCTGCGTCCACCGAATTCACAATAATGGCCTCATATGTGACGTTCAGTGTTTCACTATTAGCGGATTTTACTATGCCAAGTTCAGGATAATTCTTAACAACTGAACACTGCTTTGATACTGTAAATGACATTTTTTTATCCTTACGCGATTGCACGCGAGTAAATTTTAGCGGTTGTACTACCCTCAGCAACTGAAGAAAAAGCACAAGAATAGTGGTTTAGGATATAAGCAAGGCCAAGACCGCTTATATTCGATCCCTGAATTATGTTCATATTTGATAATGAGCATGAATTCAGCGATAGTTTTACCACACCAGCCCGCTGAGCGGGAGACACCAAGAACGGTTTATAAGTGGCGTCACTTCCTGATATCGTACAGTTATCAAATGAAACCCCACAGTCACCATAAACATAAACCAGAGCGCCAAATGCAATGGCTGCGGCACTTGTTGATGAGGATAGCGTTAGAGTAATATTCAAATTTTTGAATGAAATCCTTCCGTCCTTAACCCCAACTCCTGATAGCCAGCCAGAATCTTCACCAATAACCAAAGTTGGCTTGGTTGTTGCATCACCAATAACCTGAATGTCAAAATTCTCAAAAAACCTTCTGTTTGGCCCTAAGCCATCTGAGTAGTATTTAGTTGTTGTTACCGTATTACCAGCAGCAATATAAATTCTGTTTTTATAATTAGGTTGGCAGCGAAGTAACGCCTCCTGCAATGTCTTAACTGGATAGCTTGAGCTATACCCGTTATAACTGTCATTACCTGATTCCGATATGTAAATATCACAATAACCAGAAAACTGAGAGTAACAGTTAAAAATAACCTTGTTAGGGTACTTAATTTTCATCCTGGTTCGCATATCGCCAGCGTGTTTTACAACCAACTTACTGGAGCCAGGACAGTCATATGGGTCAACAGTCTGGCTATAGTAGTTAGTATTGGTCATGTCAATACTTGCCGAGTTTGCAGGAGACCCTGACAAAAACACCATGCGTGTGGTGGCTGCTGCCCCTTTGTTATTGTAAAAATAACCAGGTGTCATGCTCATTACGCACTCCATGAGGGCGTAGCATTCTTCCTCTATATTCTCAAAGTAAGTTCCGTGCTCAGAACCGCCCTGGCATCTGTGAAGCCTATAGCCATTTTGAGAATTTTCTAGTGTGCAATCCTTAAAATGTGGTGACGACCATGAGCCAGCAACACAAGCTGTCCAGGCTTGTCTTGTCGGATAGCCGTAGAAATCAGGGAAATCAGTAAACCAAGACAGTGGGTTTGGCCCTTGTGTAGTCTGGAAATAGCAGTTATCAAACAGCCAGGTCGTAACGTTATTCCTCATTGTCAGAGCAATTGTTGCAGTCCTGAAAATGCAATCCCTGAATGCACCATTCCACGTACAGGTGAGGTTCGCCCCAACTGCTGCTTTGGTTGTAATGCGGCCACAGATGCTCTTGAGTACGCCACCATGTGTGAGGCGTAAATTGAAAATCCCCTTCAGGGAAGTGTTGGCCCCAGCAACAACGGAGAAATTCTCCAATAGTAACCCAGGGCAGCGAGTAACTTCTCGCCTGTCGCTCGCACTAGCAGAATATGAATCAACCTTTGCCGTGTGCGTACCTGTTTGATCAAGGTTTAGTGATTCAAATGCATAGCCATCCTGCATGGAAAAATCTGGTATGAACTTTGTGAAATTATTCGTTGGGTCACCCAAATAAGATTGTGCAATTCCACTCATTCGGAGATAAGGCGGAATTAGCATAGTTCTGGTGAAACGATACCGACCTGGTAGCATCAAATAGTATTTAACAGTTGCCCCACTAGAATCAGTATCAGAAACATTCCCTTGCCACACGAAATCAACACAAGCATTCATTGCGGCTTGCAATGCATCAGAATCGTCAGCAACACCATCGCCAACAGCACCAAACATTTCTGGCGTTACCCATTTAATAGCGTCATCTAGTGTTCCGCCATCAGGCAAGCCAATCTTGCTGGCCCCAGAAGGTTGAGCAAGAACCACCAGCGTTGACTGTTCGCCAGCATCATTGATGATCTGCTGCGTCTGTTCTCTTGCAGTCTCCGCTGCAACCTCTGAATTTTTTGCCGCGTTTTCAGACGCTTTGGCGTTGGTCTCTGAAGTTTTTGCGGAGCTTTCAGACGCCGCCGCAGCCGTAGCGCTTGCTTCCGCGGATTCAGAGTCTTCCTTAATTTGGTTAGCAATATTTTGCAGGGAATCGAAATCAAAGTTCTTAAAGAACTCGACCGCATCCGCAATTACGGTTTCTTGCGACTGATAGTAGCGCAAGGTTTCCGCAACATCTTGCGCCAGACCATCAACGGTCAGCGAGTCGCTTAACAGTATCGCGTAGTCAGTAGACGCTACGACAGCGCCGTTTGTGGTGATGGCTTTAATTTCAGTGTCGCTTACCACCTTGTTTACGACTGCCATTTGAATTGGAGACGACAAAAACATAATAGTAGCGCCTGGGCGAATCAGCGAAAGCGATGATTGCCACTTTGTGCCAGTCCCGGTAACTGTTCCGTCTGCGGCCATAGCCGCCTTACCTTCTCTGTATAGTGCCATGCCTTTAGTCCTCTATGGTTGGTTGAGTAACGCAGATAATAGCATCAATGAACAGAAAAGAAAAGGAGATTTTAGGATCGTTTAGTTGTTAAATCGGAAAGGGAAAGCATCATGGAAGTCCATTCCAGAATTCACGCCGCCGATTTGCGGATTAGGAGCTTGCTGGGGCATCAGATGTTGAGGC